TAATGCAGTATATTCATTTTTATATGAAATAGTCGAACCTACAGAAATATTACCTGTAGTACCATCAAAAATTGTTGTCTGACTTCCAGTAGTAATTCTAACATCACCTGTTCCGTTTGGAACAATGGTGACATCTCCATTAGATGAAGAAATAATAGAATTACCAGAAACATCTAGTGCGGAGGTAAGTGCATTAAAATTTGAGGGAGCAAAACTACTCCCGTTGTATGACAGAACCTGACCCACTGCTGGATTTGATACTGAAATACCTAAAGTGGCTCCATTACCAATGGCGGTGTATAGTTCATCAAAATTATCATTAATTTTATCACCGCCACTCCTTAGAGTATCACCTGTATTGTCATTGGCAACAGTACCAATGTTTAGGGATTGTTTAGCCATTACTCGCTACAATTTTTAGTTATTTATGAGATTACTTCAGGGTCAATTACTTCAGCACCATATAAGGAAAGGTCTGGAGCAGTCCAATCATCAGGAACGGAAGTTTCAATATCTACAGATGGATTTGAATAACCAGATCCACTATTTAAAACAGTGACGCCAGCAACACCTACAAGAGCTTTAACTTGACCATCAAATCCAGAAATTGAATCAAGTCTTACAACAGGTCTAGATGTATATCCAGATCCACCAGCGGTGACGTTAACTTTCTCAATATATCCATTAGTTAAAATTGCAGCAGCATCAGCATTTTGACCAAATACAGATCCGAGATAATCGAATGTGATTAAGGAGTTGGAAGATTCAATAACAGCAACTTCACGATCACTTATCTCACCTTCAATATCAATAAAGTCTCCCACTTCAACTGGTGGTACAACAATATCAGCATCAACGTCTGCTTCAGAACCAACGTAAGAGAATGCTACAAATGTAGATCCAAAACGAGGAATTTCTGAGAAGATGATTCTAGAACCAACAATCTCAAAACCAACACCAGGTTCCTGAAGAACGCCATTAACTGAAACAATAATATTATTTTCAGGTCTAATAACACTAGACTGAACACCATCCGTAAGCGTAAGAGAGTAGAAAATATCATCACGCTTGAGGTTAAAGGATTGACGTAACGAGTCAAATTCAAACGATATATCATCAAGTTGTCTCAATTTGCCAATATAGAATCCTGTGAAAGAAGATCCTAAATCGGGTGGTTCAGTAAACTGAATCTTATCTGAGAATGCATTGTACGAATTACCACTACCTGGAGGTTGGAGAACTCCATTGATAAAGATAAGCATATGTCCTGCAGGATCTGGAAGATATTGTGTACCATTACCAATCGTAAGATCGAATGTGGTTTGAGATCCATCAAATCCCTTAAAGAAACGTTTTACTCGTGCCTTAAGAATTGCCCTAGAAATAACCGCAGCACGATAATTATCAGAACTTCTAATGCCATCTCTACCAGTAAATGCTCCTGAGATATTAGTAAGATATAGTCTCTTGTTTAAACCAGATTCACGAACATCCTGAACTCTGGCAGAAGCAGCACCATCAACATTAGTAATATTACTAATAGTTGCAGATCCCTGTTGTACAACTCCACTCAGACCAAAATCACCAACTAATTGACCATTACCAAATGTTCCTTGAACTGGGACATAGTAAATATAGTTATTATTGAGATCAACTTCAGTGATTACGCCATAAATTGCTGTATTCTGAGCACTACCAGAGACTTGATATAATTTATGACCGACTGTGAATATATTGAGACTTGCGGCAACACTAACAGTTAAACGAGTGTAACCAATAGATGCAATCTGATCGCCCACCTCAATATCAAGACCACTATACTTAGAGACTTCCAAATATTCTCTAGAAGACTCTGGATATAGAACTGAATTAGTTTCTAAAGAACCTAAAAGAGTCTCAGTATCAACTGTCAATTTACCACCAGTATTATTCGTTACTGCTGCTTGGTTGAGAGTGAATGAGATTGGATCTGCAGTTTCACCACTTGTATATCCCTTGAAAGGAATATCTGAGTTGAAAGACCCTCTGATATTGATAAGGTGTAAGCGATCTTCAATGGCACTAATTTGTGCCGTTGTAGTGTTTATAGCACCTTCAATAGTGTCTAAGATTGCCCAGGTTCCACCAGTCACTGCAACATCAAGATACTTAAAGTTCGCGTCCGAAGAGAATCCGTAAACTACACCAGTAACAGAAGCATCTCCCTGTTTCTGAACAGTTTCATTCATGGTATAAGGACCATCTGCGATATCACCATCAATCCTAAATCTCTTATAAACTTTAGCGATTTCTGCTTCATTCTCAGTTACAGTTTGAATTTCTGCATACAAATCTCTATCACTAGAGTAGAAGAAATCCGATCCAATAATTTCGCCACTAATACCAACAGGAATGTCACGATCGCCATATGTTTTGACTGGGATAGTCAATCCATTATTTTCAGTAATAGTAGTATAGTAAGTACTAGATTTTAACTGCTCTCTGATGACATCAATACTAACTCTAATAAATGCATTAATTGTATCTGTATTATAATTTGAGGCAGCAGCAGCATCATAAAATTTATAGAATGATGCATTTGTGGAAGGACTTGGTAACAGATTATTCAATGCAAGACCAAATTGATCTTGCATGAGATCGAGAGCAAATTTCTTAATATTGAATTCTGCGTTAGCATAAAATTCTTGACCACTGACAGCAACATATGTTGCTAATGATTGCCTTGTAAGTTTAGCGCCCCAGGCAAATACACCTCCAGCACCACCAGAGGGAACAGCATAATTATCAACTTGCGTAGTGTTCTGAAGAACATTAAGTTTGTTATTAAGAGTAGAGAAACCAAAACCAAATTCAGCAGTAATATACACTCTAAACCAACCATCACCAAATGGGATTGCTCCATGATCGATAACTGTCATGCCTGGTTGAACAAACAATGATCCTAATGTACCAGTATTCAGATCAACCTTGAATTTAGCATTGACAGTTCCTCCATCTAAGAGAACTGAGAATTGAACATTATTATATTCATCTGCCTTAACAAACATAGATGATGTAAACGTCTGTGTAGCATTAGTAGCACCAGTGTCAAATGTTTCTGTATCATTATCAAATTTAGTAGATGTACTATCAAGAGTATCGAAGGATGATAGAGAATAGGATCTCTGAATGTAGTGCTCACCAGTGGTTTCGGTTACAGCAACTTTATCTGAGGTAGTTGTTAAATCTGGAGATTCTCCTGTGTTTGCAGTGACTGTGCTTAACGATGCGCTCCAGTTTTGGTCAAACTGCTCAGGTAAAGTCCAAAGATTAGTATTAGTTACCGAACCTTCAATCAAGGAAGAAATTGCAGTAGCACTTTCAATAGTCTTAATATTACTGATATTTTCATACCATTCATGTGCTGTAGTAATTCCACCACTAACAATAGTACCAGTAGCACCTTCAGATGAAAGATTGGCACCTGCAGAATAAAGTGTTCCAGTTACAGCACCAATGATTAGAACAGGTCCAGAAACATATAGAATTTCTGCAGTGTTTGAACCATCTGTGATAGTATTACCAGCAACAAAAGTTCCACTATAAGTTTCAAGAGTTACTGTATATGCCGTTCTAGTGTCACCCGTATCTGTAGTGAATATATCATATTGGATATTGTTAATAATATCTGAAACGAAAGTATCATATATCCAAGAACCAGATCCAAACTGAGAGTTTACAGTAGAAGCAATTTCTGCTTTATAATAGTTTTCATTATATAAAATATTCTTAACTGCACTACGTGCTTCAACATCACCAGGCATAATGACATCTAGACCAATATCAACCAGTTGTCTCATTCTGCAGGATACTGCAGTGATGTCAGTTGGAGACTCACTATCTCTATATGCAGAGTCATTTGTATGTACTGCAGCATACTGATCACCAGTTACGGAGGATCCTGCAGCATACAAAAGATTCTGGATTGCTTTCTCAGAAAGCATCTTGATCTGTTCATGAGTATAGAAGAATGCAAATAACTTAGTATCGATGTCCTCCGAAATCTTAAGATCAAAGGATAAGAACTTCTGCATTTGAGCGATAGTACTATTATCACCACCTGTTTGAAGATCAGAAATCATCGCAACAATAAAGTCTTTGACGTAAGTGGTAAATACAGTACGATCATAACTGATTGCACTGAAAGTTCCACTATTGATGGTATATCTTAGTTCTGCACCAAGTAATCCATTTTGATCAGCATTATTACGACCTAGAATTTCTTCTGCAATATACTTTCTATTAAAATATAGTCTGTCTGCAGCAATATTAAAATCACTTCCTGTTGGAGCAATAAGATCATTAATGGTATCAACTAAAGTATCAATAGCAGATGCGACGTTCGCACATTGTCCTGCATCATTAGTAATACCCCAATCACTAGTAATAATATTATCAGTATTAGTATAATCAAGATCGCCATTGATCGCCTGCTTCATGTAGTAACCCAATCTTTCATGAGCATAAGCAGATTGCCATACCTGAAGTCTGATATGTTGAATTTCATTAACAGTATTAAGGTAGAATTTAGCAGTAGTAACTGTATTATTATTACCACCAAATTCAATATCATTAGCAAGTTGTCCAACAATGATTGCTAAGTCAGTCTTGCAACGCTCAGTTCCAGCATCACTACCACCAACATTTCTTGGCATTTCATTAATAAGATCTGGATATCTTGAAATCATATCAGCAGATGCTTTGTCCACAATTACAGAACTATTAGCACGAATTAAGTTTGCCGCATCACGGAAACGATATCGGGCATCGGTGCCAATCTGATTTGTATAAACATAATCATCGGTTCCATCATGATATGTTCCAACAAATTCATTCTCAAAGAACGCATCTACTGTAGCGCCAACAAATTCAACTACAGGAGTAACCTTAGTAATTGTAGCAAGGTGGTCACCATCAGCAGTACTAGAAGTAGTACCAATTGCTTCACTAATAGTATCTTCAGTAATATCTAAGAGGTTATTAACTGTGGATACCACGTCCGCACAATCTGATGTGGTGTAATCAAGAACAACAATGCCATTTGTGTCAGCACTAACAAAAGTGTGTGTATATTGTTCGCCAACAGGAGATTCTCCAACATCAACAGTGAATGTATTTGTAGTTGTTGCAGTAACCTTAAGAACTCTATTATATGCTGCAGTATCACTCTTACGGGGGTGAGAAAGAATGCACTGATTATCATCACTTGTACATGTAAATCTCAAGGACTCAGGTTTGATTCTGATCAAACTATTAGTCGTTAGTGAATGAGAGTTAGAGGTAATAACCAGAAGACCCGTCGATGCACTATAAGTTGTTCCTGCTGCTGCAGTTAATTCAGTGAGTGTGCC